TATTAGTATTAGTATTATCCATTTTATATTTGTAATTATGATATATGCCATAAGTTATATAATGTTTTATTGCATCTGATCTAGTAAATATACTAATTTCTTTTAAATTATTTAATTTAATATATACTTCCCAATTAAAATCAAAAGGCATAATATTAGCTATATTTTTAATATTCATTTTATAAAGTATTTATATAATTATATATATATAATTATATGAATAGAAAATCAAATAATATAATTGAAATAACTAAAAAAAATTATAAATGGAGAACACAATTACCTGCAATTATTTGGAATAAAGATAATAAATTTTTAGATGAAAATAATAAAATAATTAATCCATTTTATCATGAAATATTTGAACAATATTTAATGTATAAATGGATAAAACCAGACGATATTGTTTTAGAATTAGGTTCTAGATATGGAATTATATCATGTACTATTAATTCAATGTTAAATAATAAAAAAAATCATGTTGTTGTTGATCCAGATAAAAATATATTAAAACCTCTTAAATTAAATAAAAAAAATTTCAAAGCAGAATTTAAAATTTGTAATAAAGCTATTAGTAATACTCCTCTTAATTTTATTCTACATAAAAATGGAATAGGAAATTTTACTGTTGAAAAAAATAAAATTAATAATAATAAAAATGTTATTAATATACCAAATATTACATCTAAACAATTTTTTACTAAATATCCTCTTAATTTCAATGTTTTAATTGCTGATTGCGAAGGATGTTTATTTAAATTCTTTAATGAAAATATGTTTTTATTAAATCAACTTAATTTAATAATTTTTGAAAAAGATAATGAAGAAAATTGTGATTATAATAAAGTTATTAAATTATTAAAAAATAATAATTTTATTAAAGTTGATAGCTTATTGAATGATTTTCAACAAGTTTGGATTAAAAAATAAATTATTTTAATAAATTATTATATAACATAAAACCAGCTACACCACCTAATACTTCAACCAATATATATAACATTAAATCATTCATCGATAATTTACCTGCATTATATAATGATACGGATACTGCTGGATTAAATGAACCACCCGATATTGCGCCACCTAATAATACACCTATAGCTAATGCTGCACCTATAGCTAAATAATTACCAGTAACAAATATAACTGTTACTAAAAATAATGTTCCTAGAAATTCTACTAAATATTTATTCATATTATATTATTATATTATTATATTATATAAAAAAAAAAATTTTTTATAATAAATTATTATATAAAAATGAGTTATAAAGAAAAATATATTAAATATAAATATAAAAATATTCAAATTATTTCTGAAATTAATAAAATTATTTATAATATTAAAAATTTATCTTATAATAATATTATTGTTAAAAATATAATAGATGATATTATTGATATTATTACTAATAGTGAACCTAATTTAGCTATTAAATAATTATTTTTGAAAATATTATACATATTATACTTATTATTATTAAAAATACTATAGCAACTACTATATACATTATACCACTATTATCTGATGAATTATTGATTGGTACTCCTGAATTACTTAGTACTCCTGAATTACTTGGTGCTCCTGAATTACTTGGTGCTCCTGAATTACTTGGTGCTCCTGAATTACTTGGTGCTCCTGAATTACTTGGTAAATAATTACCACAATTATTTGCTATTTTACTACTAATTTCAGCAGATGTACCTGAACTAATATTAGATAAATTTACTAAATTCAAACAATTTACGTTATTACATACTCCTTGTGCACGAGATACTGGATCTAAATAACTTTGATTTCCAGCTTCAAATCCTACTTTGTAACACATTGGTGGTACACTTAGTCCAATTGAAGAAAAAGCTGGAGTTGGTGGAGCATAACATGCACATTCTGGTGCATACTTAGTATAATCTAAACTTGTTAAATTATTATTTTCACTAAATACTGTGTATACATTATCACAATTAGCTTTCATAAAAGCGTTACAATAATCTGAGCCTTGATACATATAAGATGGACAAGTATTTGCTGGTATTTCAATTATATCATTTTCAAAACCATAGTTAATATTATTTGAATTTTTATTAGTTGATTTTAATGGTGTTCTTGCTGTTATTCTTACAGGATTAGTTTGTTTATCAGGTTTAACAGAACAACATGCTAATTTTAATGGAGTCTCTTCTAATATTTTATTAATAGCATTTCCATATGTATTTGAATCATTGTAATCATAATCATTTGGATAATATAAACTATAAACATTATTATTAAAATCAATAATATTTTGTTGCAATTTTTGAGTATCTTTAATTTTATTTAGTACATTTTGTTTAATATTTTTACCATATATTACTAAAGGATTTTTTGAAGGATTTAATTCATATTTATCAAATACTTCTTGACATACATTTGGATATTTTGGATCAATTATTGTATTATTTTCAGAACAAGTTTTGTAATTTAATTTTGGTATTCCGAATGTATTTAAATCATTTGAACAATTATTAAGTATATTATTTGAATTGTCTGTTGCTACATTAATTTGATTTATAACATTATAATTAGGTTTATTCGGAAAATATACATTACCTGTTTCTAATAATTCTACAGAAACATTTCCATTGTTAATATTAGAATCACAATTAAATCCAGCATCTTTATAATTTTTCATTCCAGATGATTTTAAATAATTTATACATTCTGAATCAGTTGATTTTGCATTACATGTTATATTTTTAACGGTTTCATTAGGTATTACTGGAGGATTATTATTTGGAGGAACACAGTCGTAATATTTTGTATTATATATTGCATCCAAATATTTATTGCAAGTAATATTATCTTTAGCAATTAATGATTGATCAACTAATGAATTACCAGAATTAATTCCTCCAAAACCATTTCCAAGATATATATCATTATTCGAACCAAACGTTCCTCCAAAATCTCCATTATTACTTACACCAGATAAATTAGTATTTAACTTCATGGATCTAAATATTCTTGATAATCTAACATCATTTAACATTCCTTCATAATCTGGTCTAGTTAATTCAATTGATTGTCCTAAATTATAAGTTATATATGGTTTTGCAAATGTTATGCTATTGTCATTATTTATTTTATATGGTACAGATCCACTACCACATGTATATCCTAAATCTTTTAAAGAATATGGTTTTAGTTTTATAGGTGTTGAATTATCAATAAATCCACCATTAACATTATCTCGTTTACCTCTTAACTTATATACACATTCATTCGTAATTTGATAATCATTTATATTTACGCTTTTGTTAGACATTCTATGTAATATAATATATTAAATTATATTAAATTTTAACTAAAAAAAATATACCTATACTTTAATCAATCTCCTGGATAGTTGGTTCTGTTTTAATATTATCACCCATTCCTGGCATATCAGGCATGTTTCCGCTAGCCATATTTTGAGCCATCTGTTCCATTTGAGCTTTCTGCTCAGGACTCATGTTCTTTAATAACTCCTCCATCTGTGCCATCTGTTCTGGACTCATGTTTGGCATTCCTCCCATACCTGGCATTCCTCCCATACCTGGCATACCTGGCATACCTTCTCCAGTTGGTGAATCACCATAAACATTCTTCATTATGGGATGAAATACTGATTCAAATTCTTTAATCTTTTCATTATATTCTTCAGTACTTGCTGATGAATTATCACTCATCCAGTCTTGCATCTCTTTAATTTTATCATTAATTGTATTTTTATCATCATCTGATAATTTATCTTTTAATTTATCATCATTCATGCTATTCTTGGCATTATATACTAAATTCTCAAGATTGTTCTTGGCTTCAATTTTCTTGTGTAATTCTTCATCTTCTTCTTTGAATTTTTCTGCTTCTTTAACCATTCTTTCAATTTCATCTGCTGAAAGTCTTCCTTTATCATTTGTAATAGTAATCTTCTCTGATTTACCAGTTGATTTCTCACAAGCACTTACATTTAAAATACCATTCGCATCTAAATCATATGTAATTTCAATTTGAGGTTGACCACGAGGCATAGGAGGAATACCAGTTAAATCAAACTTACCTAATTGATTGCAATCTTTGGTAAACTTTCTCTCACCTTCAAATACACAAATTGTGCATGCAGGTTGATTATCTGAATATGTTGAAAAGGTTTGAGTTTTCTTGCATGGAATTGTAGTGTTTCTTGGAATTAATACAGTCATTACGTTTCCACTAGTTTCTACTCCAAGTGATAAAGGACTCACGTCAAGAAGAAGTAATTCACTAGTCTTGGAATCTCCATGACCTCCTAAAATTGCTGCTTGAACTGCTGCACCATATGCAACCGCTTCATCAGGATTAATTGATTTATATAATTCTTTTCCATTAAAATAATCACTTAACATCTGCTGAATCTTAGGAATTCTTGTAGATCCTCCTACTAGAATAATGTCATGGATATCAGCTTTTGAAATTTTTGAATCTTTTAATACTTGCTCAACTGGATCCATTACTCTTCGCATTATATCACCATTTAAATCTTCAAATCTTGCTCGGGTAATACTTGTATTGTAATCTACACCATCATATAATGCATCTACTTCAATTGTTGCTATAGATGCTGATGATAATGTACGCTTGGCACGCTCGCATGCAGTTTTTAATCTACGCATTGCTCTTCCATTGCCTTTAATATCAAGTTTACTCTTCTTTTTAAATTCTTCCATGCAATATTCAACTAGTCTGTTGTCTAAATCTTCACCTCCTAAATGAGAATCTCCAGCTGTTGCTTTAACTTCAAATACTCCATCGTCTAATGTTAATAGGGAAACGTCATGTGTACCCAAATTTAATGTTATCAATAGGCTCTTTATCCTATTTTCTATTAGTTTCCTAATAGGTCGGACTATATCTTCACTAATAATATTATTTATTTTTATCTAGATTACTAGTGTTCGGCACTCGTGGGTATTTTACCATAAGCTACTCTAGCTTTTAGGCTACTTTACCTAGTCTCTGAACCTTCATCATCTTTCAATGATGCTTGGCTGCGGATTTTCCATTTTTAATCTATTCTTTATTTTCAATAATAAATTTATCTAATAATTTTTTGTGTGTTGTAAACTGTTCTTCAATTATTTTTTTATTTTTGCTAAAATTATCTGAAGCGACCATTGCCCATGTATTTTTCCAATTGAATGCTTTTTTAACTTCATTTTCATCTGAATAATCAAAAGTAGAAACTGGTTCTTTGAATAATTGTTTCACAACTTTTGCATTAAGGTTTTGAACAATTAACTAGTTCTCCAGATTTTAGTTTTCTATTTTTTCTTACAAATAAATTAATATCTTTTTGCAGATTGCATTTAGAACACACTTTAAAATTATTATCTTCTATTTATTATTGTATAATCACTATTTTTTAAATAGATTAATATTTCCAAACTTTTTACTATACCCAAGTGATTAGCTTGGCCATTATTTTATCGCTAAAATAACTTAGTATTTGGAACTTTAGGAATTTCCCGCAATTCACCGAATTCTATGCTTAACAGCATAGGAGGGCTTGCACCTCAGGAAGCAGTAGTTTTTGACATTTACCTCCGCAATCAAAAATTAAAATATTCTTTTCATGGTTAACTTTATCTAAACCATATGCAATTGCTGCTGCAGTTGGTTCATTAATAACTCTTAATACATTTAATCCTGCAATAACACCAGCATCTTTAGTACTTTGACGCTGAGCATCATTAAAATAAGCTGGTACTGTAATTACTGCATCTGTAACGGTTTCTCCTAGAAAACTTTCAGCAATTTCTTTCATTTTAGTTAAAATCATTGCTGAAATTTCTTCTGGTGTAAATACTTTATCTTCACCTTTATATTCAACTTTAATACCACAATTACCGTTATTGTCTACTACTTTAAATGGAAATGTTTTAATTTCTTCTTGAACTACATGATCTTTAAATTTTCTTCCAATTAATCTTTTTGCATCAAAAATTGTATTAGCTACATTCGATGATGCTTGGCTTTTAGCTGCATCTCCAATTAATCTTTCATTATCTGATGTAAAAGCTACCCAGGATGGTGTTGTTCTGTTTCCTTGATCATTGGCAATGATCTCTACTTGACCATCGCGATATACACCAACACATGAATATGTTGTTCCTAAATCTATACCAATTGCATATTTTCCTTTTGTAGACATTATTATATAATTTATTTAAACAAGTATTAATTTTAAATTATTTTATATATTATTATTTTTAATAATATATAAATTTTATAACGATTATTACGCGTTTACTAATATAGTAAGTAATCCTGAACAAATTGGTGCACCTAAACCAGTTGCATCATCGTAACCACTAACTGCATTATAAATTCCATCTTTTCCATTTGTTACATCATAAATATTACTTGTATATAATTGAGAATTAGGATATATTGTTTTATACATATAATTTTGCGTTAAATTATTACTAGATGATGCTACACTTGTTAATACAGATTTGGATGAAGCTATACGTTGTTGATTTGTTATTGATAACATACCTGCAAATAAAGGACATGATACAGATGTTCCACCTATTATATAAAAATTACCTGAATAACATATTACTACTCCAGAATTTGGATTTGCTACACATGAAATATCAGGAGTTATTCTTTTATTTCCACTTATTCCTTTACCTACTTGATAAGATGGTTTTGGTGTGTATTGTGATACACCAGATCCTGCAGATGTCCATGTAGTTTCAGATAATCTAGTATCATTATTGTTTAATGTTAATGTTGTTCCACCTACTGCTATTACATTAGGTGAACTTGATGGATAATTTACATAATTACTATCACCACTTGATGCACAATAACAAATTTTCTTATTTGAAAAATACGAATCATATGTATTTTGACCATTAAATTCTCTTGAACCCCATGACATGGATATTATTTGTGTTCCTGGTAAATTATTTGCATAATTAACCGCAGAAAATAAATCTGTATATGAACTAGATTTCGCTTCTACTACTGTAATCTGTGCATATGGATTTGCAGTATGTACCATTTGCACATCTAAACATTCTTCGGTTGCCCATCCTGAATTTGTTTGTGTTCCTAGTGTTATTATATTTAATGTTTGTCCGGGTAAATTAAATTGTGTACAAAATTTATCGAAATCTGACTGTAAATTTGCATAATGATACGCTATTACTATTGTAACATTTGGATTATTTGATGATTGACTCGTTTTGGGTATATTGTATGCAGTCTGTATCTGTGATGGAGTATAATATACACTTTTATTCGTAATATTCACATCAGGTATTATCTCATTTATTGTATGTCGGTGATTAACCGTATTATTATTAATATTATTGTCATTATTTTCATTATTTATTATTTCATCTATTTTATTTGATATCTGTTTTTGTATTTTTTTTAGTTTCTTTTCTTTTTTTTTCTCTTTTTTACTTTTTTTTATTGATTTTGTTGAATTTTCTTTCTTCTTATTTTTTATATCATTCTTGTATTTTTTTTTACTAATTTTTGATATAAATTTCATTAATATTATTATTAATATCGTTATTGGTACTAATAATAATTCACTTATAATATTTTCGATCGTCATATAAATTAATATAATATATTTTTATATATTAATTTATATCCGTTAAAATTTACATTTCTTTATATAAACGCATTATAATTAATATTCAAATAAGATACATATGTACCTTATTTCGCTTTGTACAGGACTCGAACCTGCGACCTAACGGTTAACAGCCGTTTGCTCTACCAACTGAGCTAACAAAGCATAAAATATTATAATATTATGCTTTTTATTAAAAACTATATTTACAATATATATTATATATAAAACTTTATATTGTTTTATATTTTAATTTTATATTTTTAATTTTATTGAAAATATATAAATTAATTTGTAAAAATAATCTTCAATGGTTTAAATAATATTTAAAAATAGATATTATATTATATATAATATGAAAAATTGTTTATGTGTTATTAGTACCAAAAATCCAACTGCATTTTTAATAATAAATATTAATATGGTAAAATTATACTATCCAGAATTTGATATAGTTGTTGTTGATAGTGATTCTACTAATAAAACATTTTTTAATGATGTTCCATCAGATGTAATTGTTGAATTTTGTCAAAATAAAAATTTTGAATTAGGTGCATGGTCTTATGCTTTTAATAAATATAATAATTATCAAATATATATGTTTATACAAGATAGTTTGATTCCAAAATCTAGAATACCTGATCTAAATACTGAAAATTTTATAAATAATACTCTTTACTCATTCCATTATAATGCAACTATCAGTGCTGGTGGATATTTTGATGAATTAGTTAATATTTATAAGGGAACACATTTATCTTTCATTTCTGAATTAAATCCAGATACTTTAATTATAGGTACTGCTCATACTTCTTTTATAACTAACAAAGATAATGTTAATACTATTCTGCAATTAGAAAATGTATATATTGAAAAAAATATTGTTAAAAATAAAATACATTCTTGGTTATCTGAAAGAACTGGCGGTCTTGTTGCTGAAAAAAATAATAATATAAGAATTGATATTAGTAATTATTTCAATAAAATAAATATGAAAAGAGATTATTAATTTTTAATAAATTATATAATGTTTAAAATAATTATAATATAAATAATTTATTATTAATGGAAGAATTTAAAACATCAGAATTTATTACTGACTTTTCTACTCTTATTAATGAATATAATATTAATATGATTGACTCTAATCTCGATACTTATGATATAGTTAATAAATATCTTGAAAAAAATACTGGTGACGAATCTTTTCTTATCGTCGATATCGGAGAAATTATTAGACAGTTTAATAAATGGAAAAATTTATTACCTAGAATTACTCCATTTTATGCTATTAAATGTAATCCGTCACCAATTATTATTAAAATATTAAATAAATTAGGCTGTTGTTTTGATACTGCTAGTAAAAATGAAATTTTAAAAGTTATTGAATTAGGAGTTTCGCCTAAAAATATTGTTTTTGCTAATCCTTCAAAACCTGTTGATTTTATTAAATTTGCACGTTCTAATGATGTTGATCTACTCGTTATTGATAGCTCTTATGAATTATATAAAATAAAATTGTATCATCCTGAAGCTAATATTTTATTAAGAATACAAACTGACGATTCTAAATCTAGATGTAAATTTAATTCTAAATTTGGTGTTATTTTAGATGAAGTAGAAGGAATTCTTACTATTGCTAAACAATTACAAATTAACATGAAAGGTGTTAGTTTTCATGTTGGTAGTGGTTGTACTGATGCCAAAGTTTATCATACTGCTATTTCAGATTGTAAAACAGTTTTTGAAATTGCTAAAAAATTAGATATTCATATGGATCTGGTTGATATTGGTGGTGGATTTCCCGGCGTTGATGATGCAAAAATTAGTTTTATTGATATTGCTCAAGTTATTAATGAATCTATTGATGAATTTTTTCCAAATAATGATGATAGTGAAAATAATATTCGGTTTATTGCTGAACCTGGTAGATATTTTGTAGCTTCTTCTCATACATTAGTTGTTTCCGTTATTAATAAAAAAGAATATATTGATAAGGAAACAAATATTAAAAAAAATATTTATTACATATCAGACGGTGTTTATTCAAGTTTTTCAGGTATTATTTATGATTATGCAAAATTTGAACTTCTTCCATTTAATGAAAGAAACGAAAAAACTTATCCTAGTATTGTTTATGGATCAACTTGTGATAGTCTTGATTGTATTACTAAAGATTGCTATTTACCTTTACTCGCTATCGGAGAATCTATGATTGTTAAAAATATTGGCGCTTATTCTGTCGCTTCGGCTACTGAATTTAATGGCTTTCCGTTACCAACTATTAATTATATACTTACTTAAAAATAACTAATATTATAAAATATACAACTTATTCTTTGATTTTTTAATTGCTATTTTTACTTTTTATTGTAATTAAAACAAGATAGTATATCGCCACCTTTTTTAATCATATTAAGCTCTAACCAAAAACCTATATTAAAAAGAATTACAGCAAATGCGTGTATTTTTTGATCAAATACTGTTTCGGCAAATAATCCTTCAATAATACCTCCTAATGCAATTAATAATGGCGGTAATAATGAATTAATTAATCTAAATTTACCTGGAAATACTAAAGTACCTAAGTCAGTAAATGCATACATATTTAATGTTGCAGATAATATAAATGGTATTAATGTATACCATGCTAATGGAAATGTTGAACCACCAGCTGTTTGTTTCCATTTAAAATTAAAAGTAGCTTTATGATCTTGATTACCTAAATAACCAATAATGAAACCTAACACTGATAAAAATTTTAAACAACCATGGAAATAATTTGGACCTAATATAGAATATGAAAATGATTGTAATCCTATATATTGCATATTGAAAATAAAAAAGTAAGCAACAATTCTTAACCATTGATTATTTTTATCAGATATTACTACATTAGTATTCTCTGATTCTCCTCTTAATGGACTATCAAAAGGTGCTACTTGCCAACCTTCATATGTATGCATCATTATTCCTGGTAAACCACCAAAAAATGCTACTATGGGTGATAAAAGAAATAATAAACTTCTTTTCTTATCATTATTAAAATAATTAGTCCATTTATCATTATTATTAAATATAGATTGAGCTATTAAAAATGCTGGAATAAGTGGTGCCCAATGAACTAATTCAACTAAATTTAACATAAAAGAATTAGCAGTATGAGCCATACCAATATCATGAAGAGATGTTTTAGCTACCGCTTTATTCCACCCCCATGATGGATTATTAGGAAACCCTTTGGAATACCACTTATTTTCGTCACAAAAACAAGAATTACATATGTCCCTGATTTTATTGTAAAATAACATTTATTTATAATAATATTATATTTTATATAATTAAATTATTTTTTATAATTTTTTAAAAAAAATTTTAATATTTTTAATTTATTTATTTTTATTTTTATTTATTTCTGATCTCCATATTCCATAAATTAATTCTATAAAAGTATAATTTGTTGGATCACACTTTTTTATTGGTAAATTTATTATTATATTTAATATAAATTGTTCAGATGGTAGTTCTTGTAATATATGTCTATATCTGAATATTATAATAACTTGTATTACTTTTGATAAATTTAAAAGATTTTCTATATCAGTTTTATAATTAGTTAATTTACTTTTTTCTTCATGTACTAATTCTAAATATTCATTATTTTTAGAATTTCTTATTATTAATTTGTTATTTTTGTTTATTTTATTAAAACTAACTTTTTTATTATTATATTTTTTATTTCTAGTTTTCATTTATTATTATTATTTATAATATAATATTAAAATCAATTTTTATAAAAATTGATTTTTATTAAGAATAATTATTTATATTATCTAAAACTAATACTAATATGAATATAACTATTGATCAATATATTAAAAAATTACCTCGTGATCTTATAAAATATATATTTAATTTTATAATTTATAATTCAAGTAATATTTGTTTTAATTATTCTAAATTTTTAAATAATGAATATTATTCATTTAAATATAAATACGCTTATCTAAATAATGTAATGATTTTAAATTCAAAAGAAAAATATTTATCCAGAATTAATAAAAAAAATAATAAGCATAGATATTATTTAACAGAATATTATGAAACTTTTTATTGTGATGGATGTGGAAAAAAAAATTGTACTTCGTGGTATTGTAGAAGCCGTTTTGAATATATTTACTATTATAAAAATATATATGTTGGAAAAGATATAGATAAAGCACTATTGGAATTATACTTGGATAAATAAATTCTATTTATCTAAAATTATTTTTATACTAGTAATTTAATATATAATGAAAATACAATTTATCTACTTTTTTTTAACAATATTTAATATTATATTTGCTAATCCTATAGAACGATTTAAAAATTGGTTAGAATTACATAAAATACAATTTAAAGATGAAATTATTCTGCCTCATATTTTTGAAAATTGGCTTAGTAATGATAAATATATTGATTATGTTAATTCTCAAAATTTAACTTACACTTTAGGACATAATCATTTTTCGGGTATGAGCTCTTTCGAATTCTCTAATTTTATGAACTTTCAACAAAATAATAACTATTTTTCTAAATCTAATCTCCTTAATAATCTTAGAGGTTCTGATTCCTATTATCTTGAAAATCCTTTTTCGTTACCCACATCTGTTGATTGGAGAACTAAAAATGCTGTTACACCCGTTAAAGATCAAGGTCAATGTGGAAGTTGTTACTCCTTCTCAAATACAGGCGCTTTAGAAGGTATTTATGCTATAACTACAGGTAATCTTGTTTCATTTTCTGAACAACAAATTGTTGATTGTAGTACACTTAGAAATAAAGGACCTAATATGGGATGTAATGGTGGTCAAATAAGTTTAACAATGGATTGGATTGGTGATAATAATGGATTATGTTCTGAAATT